GCCTCGCGGACATAGATGTCATCACCTCGGCGGAACGTATCCAGCACCGACTCAGCCGCCGGGTGATTCGACAGCCACGGGTTCACCCGCGCTTCAATCGCGCTCCAGTCGGCCACGGTGAAGTCGCCGATCATCGCGGGGCGCAGCATCCCGCGCAGCACATCGGTCGTGCGCTTGCCGTGCTTGGGCACGATCTCATGCCCGCGCACCATCGACTGGCGCACGGCCTCGGGGTCTTTGGCGCACTTGCGGGTGAAGTTGTGGACCTGCAAGCCGTAGCTGGATGCCCGTCCAGTCGCGGAGCCGCCCGCGAACACGAACGCGCCGCGCACGCGGTCATCCGGCCCCGCCAGGTCAACCATGCGTGAGAACTTGGCGACGCTCGACGCCCACAGATCGTCTGCCGACTGCACGACCTCGCGCACATCAAGGTCAAGGTCATCGCAGGCCAGCAGGTTAGCGCGCACGGTCTTGTCCATACTCGGCTTGTCGTCCTTGACGGCGAGCTCCAGTTGTTCCGGGGTCAGGCGGGCCAGCACCCATTCGCGCATCCGGGGCGAGCGCACGGTCGGCACGGCGCCCCCGGTGATCGCCAGCACATGCGCCTCGATCTCGGCGCTCTCGGTCGCGGCGTAGCGCATCGCGGCACGGGCGAGGTCCACATCGACCTTGACGCCACGGTCATTGATGCGCTCGTTGATGTGGTAATCACTCAGTTCCTCGGGCGACAGTTCGCGCAGCGACTGACTGATGGCGCGCATGGCGCGCACATCCTGCTCGCAGTAGGCGATCAGTTCGCTGGGGTCGTCCTCGCTGAAGGGCGGCACGCAGAACTTGCGGACCAGCGCCTTGCCTTTGTGATCCTTCCGCATCCCGGCGCCCGCAAAACGACCCACATCCTCCAGACTGCCTGGCGCGCAATTGGCGCGGGCTTGCGTCGCGGTGCAGTAGAACTGCTCCAGCGCGAAGTCCATCCCCAGCACATGCTTGAAGATCAACCGCTCAAAAGCGGCATTGTGCGCGCGGATCTGCCCAACGAAGTTCGCGACGCGCTCGGGGAACGGATGAAGCGGCGTCCAGGTACGCACGTCCTCGTCATCGAAGGCGTAGGACATACACAGCACCTCGGTGGTGGCGTGCATCGCGTAGTTGTAGACGCCGCGCGACGGGAGGTCACAGTGACTGCGGGTCTCGAAATCAATCCACAGTTTTGACACTGCGCGCCTCCAGGATCAGGATCTTCGCTTGCAGGGCAGCGATCTCACGGTCGCGCTTGGCGATCTCAAAGATCGCACGCCGCAGCACCTCGCCGCCCCGCGTGAAATACGCATCTTCCAAAGCACTGATGATGTCAGTCATTTTCCCCCTCCTTCACCCGGAGATTGACTGCAATTCTCAGTAGCTCTGCTGTCTTCAACTCTCGTTCTTCGTCGGTCAATTCAGAGAACTCCTTTGCCACGCAGTCTCGCATGGTTTGCAGGACGTACTCGCTCATCTGCCTCGGCGTAATTATGCTCATGTCTCACTCCTCTCCCGAATAGCTTTGGCGAAAAACTTCGCCTCGTCTGACCATGTGATCGACTCGCACACCTGTGCGTCTTTCTCACGCTCTGCTGCGGCGACAAGGGCGGCGAAGCGTTCGAGTTCTTCCTGCGTGATTGTCCAGAATCCGTTGCTCCATGCGCCAATCGTGTCAACGTCGCAAGCCTCCCACGCCATGCGGATGATGTCGTCGCGTGTCATGTCTTGCCCCTCGCACGGATCGCTGCGGCAATCTCGCGATAATCATAGGACCAAACGGGTCCGTCAAACTTCTTTGCTATAGCCTCGCGCTCATGCGCGGCGACAAGGGCGGCGAAGCGGTAGCGGGTAAACGGTTCGTGAGCTTTCACCGTCTCTTGCAACGCCTGATTCCAAAGCGTGTCGATTTCATCGCGTGTCATGTCTGCGCCTCCTTAATCGCCCGCTCTGCGATTCGCTGCGCTTTCGCGCCGTTCGTCCACACGTCGTAGGTCTCGTCCGCGATCTGCTGTAACGCCCACAGCAGTGCCGCGTTTACGTTGTGCAACCGGCGCAGTTCGGCGGTGAAAACAAGGGCGGCGAACCTCTGAAAGTGCGCCTCAGTTCCCCAGTCCGCCCCGGCAGTGTCGTGCATCGTCTGCGCGATCTCGTCGCGTGTCATGTCTGCACCTCCCGGATCGCGTCAATGGCTCGCTGAGCTGCCTCCGCCGCCCCCGCCGCTGCCCGCGCTGCATCCCACGCTGCCCACGTTGCCCGCACTACCGCTGCCCGCGCTTCCCGCGCTGCCCGCGCTGCTGCCTCCGCCTCTGGCCCCTCGACTTCTTGCGCTGCTCGCGCTGCCCGCTCCGCCGCATCCTCCGTCCGCTCTGTAAGCATTCGCGCCCACGCCTCTGCATACGTTGACGCAGGCTGGTGCTCGGCCAGCGCAGCCCACATCTCGTTCAGTTTGTCGCTCATGGCTGCACCTCCCGAATCGCTGCCCACGCTGCCTCCGCTGCCCGCGCCGCCCGCCTCGCTTCCCGCGCCGCTGCCTCCGCTGCCTCCGCTGCATCCCACGCTGCCTCCGCCGCTGCCCGCGCTGCCGACGCCTCGGCGTAGCTCGGCTCAGGCTCATGCGCTTCCAGTGCGGCCCACATTTCTGTCATTTTGTTCATCGTAGTTTCCTCCCGTAGAAAAACATCGCGTTAGCTTTACCGATATGATACGGCCCGCGTCGTCGGATCACGCCCAGCTTCCATAACTCAAAGAGTCGGCGTCTAACCGTGTGCTTGCGGATGCCAGTGAACTCCGAGATAGATTCGACTGAGTGCTTGCGGGCCATCAGCGCATCGACAATCAGACCTTTCATAACCGGTATGCCGTTGCGGATGTTGGCTTGAAGTATTTCGACTTGCTGTTCCAGGCGGTCGTTCTCTTTCTCTAACTCGTCAATTATTCGTACCAAGTCGCGCATGCGAGCGCGGATCTCACGGTGTGATTCTTCCATGTAAAAAAGCGGGGCCGCAGGCGCCCCGCCCTCTGGGTCAGACCCGGCGACGCCGCGTCGGGGTCGGCTCCGCAGCCTCAACCGGCTCGGACGGACCGTCCAGGCTCATCCACTCCAGCACCTCAAACACGGGCGTGAAGATCCGCCCGTAGCTCTTGTGCTGGTAGTGATCCTTGCCGAGGCGCACGATGGCCACAGGCTTGGCCTGATCGACGTCCACCTGCGTGGCAATCGCCAGACCCAGCCCCTGCACGCTGCGCTTGCCGCCGACAGACGTCGAGTTGAAGCGAACTTCAAGCCCTGCATCCTCGCCGGTCAGGCACTTCATGCTGAAGCCGACCTGCATCTCCCAACCCTTCTTAGCGCCCGCAGGCGCCGCGTCAAGCTGCGGCAGCGGCTCGGTGACCGGCAGAACATGCTCGGCCAGCACCTCACCGTCACCCCACGCGATGTAGCCGTGGGTGAACGAAAACGGATTCACCGCCCACTTGGACGAGTCCTCCACCTCCGTCTGCTGCGCGCCGAACACCCAATGACCGGTCTTGTCCATCTTGATGATGGCCGAACCCGCCGCAGGGATGTCCCGCTCCAGCGTGCGAAGCGCCGTCGAGAGCGACGACACGGCGGGCAGACCCGCCTGACTGAACTTTACGATGTTGCTCATAATTTACCCAATGCCTTTACCAATGACGACCCGATCAACAGCGCCGGCTCCCTGGGGTCGGAATCAGGAACCAGCGTAGTGCCCGACGACACGCTGACTGCGAGATCAGCGGGCAAAACTTGACCAATCTTCTTGAGCTTCTTCTCCATCTGCGCGGGCGACAAGAGCGACGTCTCAAACAGTTCGCCGTACGCCATGACGCGAGACAGCGTGTCCGCCACGACGTCCTCGTTCACCCAGCGTCGCGTGCCGCGCTTCGGCACCAGCTTCCAGCCGGGGATCTGGCGATGCTCGGCCACTTGGAACGCCTGCGCTCGCAGCGCCTTGATCCAGTCATCCAGCATGTCGGCCTTGGTGAGCCACTCGGACAACGTGTCAACGTCCACCTTGTCAAGCGACGTCCGCATCGCCCGCTCGGCCACGGCGGTGTGCGCGGGGCAAGACGCCTTCGCCGGGCACCAACCGCACCAATCGCCCGCTGCCATCGGCGGCGCTTCACGCTGCGACAACTTAACGGCGAACTGCAACTCTCGCTCAAAGAATCGCACGCGGTCAATCGTCGTGATCCAGCGCGTCATCTTCGGCGGCTGGATGATGACCAGTTCCACTTCGGTGACGCCCGCGACGAACTTCGGCAGACTGCGGATCGCGGCAGCAGCGTAAAACAGCAACTGCGGGTTGTCCTCGGCGGTCACGGCCACGCCGCTGCCGAACTTCCAATCGACGACAAACAGCCTATTGTCGACGCGACCGAGTATGTCGCAAGACCCAAAGACACCAGGCAGAGCGTCGCCGAAATCCACACGGCGCTCAACCAGAATGTCCATCTCGCCTTGAATGGTGTCGAACAGCGCGACGGCAGGGTGGATCTTCTCATCGAGCAACTCCTGCGTGAACTCCACGCCGTCGAGCTTGACGCCAAGCAGCGCCTCAGGCGCTTTGTTCGCGCCGTACACCTGCGCCATGATCTCGTGCAGCAGCGTGCCCTCGCGGGCGTAGTCGCTGGTGGGCAGGGGCGGAGCGGCAGCGGCGAGCGCCACTGACGCGGGGCACTTCATCACGCGCTTGGCGGTTGATCCGCCAACGACCTTACTGTGCAGCATGGTTCACCTGAGAGAACTTCGCGGAGCGCACGAACGTGACGCCCAGTTCCCACTGGATGTGGTCAAACGAGGCGTTGTACACCCCGTTGAGGTAGTTGAGCAGGATGCGCTCAATCTCGGCTTCGGTGAGGATGATCTGCATGGTCGTCTCCTTTACTGTGTGTGTGTGCGAGTACGATACCGGCACAGAATCCTTGTGTCAACAACTTTCGGATGATAATATGCTTGAACGTGAGATCGAACAGCATCTGATGTGGGCGGTGGCCCGGATGGGCGGCAAAACGTGGAAGTTCACCGCCCCCGCGCACCGGGGCGTCGCGGATCGGATCGTGTGCCTACCAGACGGTAGCACCTGGTTCGTTGAACTGAAACGGCCCGGTGGCCGGTTGTCCGCGCAGCAGGTGGCTTTTGCGGCGGACATGAAGGCGCTGCAACAGAATTACGCTTGCTTGTACAGTAAAGAGGACGTTGACCAATGGCTAAAGTGCTTGTTGCCTGTGAATACAGCGGGACCGTAAGAGACGCCTTTGCGGCGGCGGGGCATGACGCCATGTCCTGCGATCTGCTCCCGACCGACGCGCCAGGGCCGCATTATCAGGGGGACATACGGGACGTTCTGAGTGACGACTGGGACTTGATGATCGCTCACCCGCCCTGCACCTACCTGTCGGTGAGCGGTATGCACTGGACTACGCGGGGGCTGCGCGACCCGCAGTTGACCGCTGACGCGCTCGACTTTGTGCGGATGCTGCTCAACGCGCCTATCGAGCGCATCGCGCTGGAGAATCCGATAAGCGTGATCTCTAGGTTGATCCGTAAGCCGGATCAGATCATTCAACCGTGGCAGTTTGGGCATGACGCTAGCAAGAAAACGTGCCTGTGGCTGAAGAACCTGCCCCTGCTGCGGTCTACGAAGACCATCCCTCCACGGATTGTGGACGGCAAGAAACGGTGGGCCAACCAGACCGATAGCGGACAGAATCGACTGCCCCCTAGCCCTGACCGCTGGAAGATCCGAAGCGAAACCTACGGAGGCATCGCGGCTGCGATGGCGTCCCAGTGGAGTTAAGGCCGGTCCAAGAGCGAGGTGCCGACTGGATCTACGAACACGACCGCAGTCTGATCCTGGCGCCCGTGGGTTCCGGCAAGACCGCGCTGACGCTGCGGGCGCTGTCGGACATGATCCGCAACCAGGTGGTGCGACAGGTTTTGGTGCTGGCGCCCAAGCGCGTCTGCCTTCAGGTGTGGCCCGTGGAGGCGCGCACATGGGCACCCGACCTCACGGTGTCGGTGGCGTCCGGCACGCCAATAGCCCGTCTGAAGGCGCTCAACGCAGGGGCGCACCTCACGGTCATCAACTACGAGAACATCGAGTGGTTGTGCAAGCACAAGTTGCCGTTCGACGCCATCGTGTTCGACGAGTTGACCAAGCTCAAGAACCCGTCTGGCACCCGGTTCAAGGCGCTGTTCAAGGCCATCGAACACATCAAGATCCGCATCGGCCTGACCGGCTCGTTCACCAGCAACGGCCTGGAGGATGTCTTCGGGCAGTGCAAGATCGTCGATCAGACCCTGCTAGGCCGTGCCAAGGGCGCGTTCCTGCAACAGTACTTCTACCTCATCAACCCGGACTTCGGGGAGTGGGCCGCGCGCCCCGGTGCCGTCGAGCAGGTCATGCAGCGCATCAAGCCCGCCACGTTCCTGCTGGAGGGCAAGAGCAGCGAGCGGGTGCTGCACACGGTGCCGCTGGCCTGCGAGATGGACATGACCGAGTACCTGACGATGAAGAAGCAGATGGCGGCGCTCGGCGTCACCGCGCTGACGGCGGCTAGCGTGGTCGGCAAGCTCTCGCAGATGTCCACCGGGTTCATCTACGACACCATCAAAACGCCAAGCGCCAAACCAGGCAAATGGATCGTCAACACCAAGACCGTGTGGTTCTCCAGCCACAAGTTTGAACTGCTGGAGGACACGCTGGCGGAAAACCAGCGCGCCAACACGATCATCGTGTACAATTATCAGGCAGAATTGGACGAGTTAAAGAGACGGTATCCGCACGCACTGACGATGGATGCGCCGAACGCGGAGGCCCGGTGGAACGCAGGCACTGTGCCGTTGCTGCTGATCCATCCGAAGTCAGCGGGGCACGGGCTGAATTTGCAGTTTGGAGGCCACCACATGGTGTTCCTCTCGACGCCGTGGTCGCCGGAGTTGTTTGAGCAGACGGTGGGCCGACTGCACCGATCCGGGCAGAAGCACGACGTCTGGGTGTACGTCCTTCAAACGAAGGGCACGATTGACGAGCAGATATGGGCGGCGCTGGCCGCGAAGAAATCAGTAAGTGAACTGGCCGTGGAGGCTTTGAAATGAACTACCGAGAACTACTGGCGATGCTGCCGAGCATGGACGAAGAGCAGATCCAGGATCTGCTGTTCGCAGAGAAGAATGGCGCCAAGCGCATGACGTTCCTGATCCGGCTGCACCAGCGGTTTTGCGCCATGCGTGACGCCCGCGAGCGCCGCGAACTGATCAAGGACGCGGTGGCGTGAGCGCGCTGGATGAACAGGTGGGCGGCGAGCATTACAAGAACCTGACCATTCAGCCCGTCGAGTACATCCACACCAACGGCATCGGCTACGTCGAGGGGTGCGTCATCAAGTACGTCACGCGCTGGCGTAGCAAGGGCGGGCTGAACGACCTACTGAAGGCCCGCCATTACTTGGATGTGCTGATCGAACTGGAGACCCACGACTGAAGCGCGCGAAGCTGCGCGGCTAGCGCATCGGCTCGGTCGGCCTCGACGTAGAGGGCGGGTCCGATATCGCGTCCAGTCTCTCCCTGAAGCTCCCCTCCTTCGGCGCGGGAATCATCAGTTCCGCCGGGGGCGGCTCCGGTTGCAGGCACGCCTGGGGCGTCGCACACCCGGATAACGCGAGGAGGCTTGTTACGCAGACGATCCATTTCTTGGGCATAGTTCTGTGTGACCTCGGTCCTGATACGCCGCGCGGTTTCCTGAGCGGCCAGCGTCGCCGCCAGCCGCATCTCAACTTCCGGCAGGCGCTGGGCTTGCGAGCGCCAGTGCATGACGGTGGTGACGACCAGCAGACCTACGCCCGCGATCAGCGCGTAGGCCAGCAGGCGCGCTTCGATCACAGGGACCGCTGCCCGCCCACGCCGACCTGAGCGCGATACCAGGCGAGCGTGACGTTCGCCATGCCAAGGAACAGCAGCAGCGCGCCGGTCCAGCGTGCCGGGATGAAGCTCAGGTCTGCGGCCATCAGGAACCCCAGCAGGGCGGTGGCAAGGCCGATCCAATCGTAATTGAGGCGGCTGACCGCCATGCTTTTCAGGCTCATTTCACACCTTCATGTTCCAGCGAATAGTGGTTGCCGTCGTTGAAACGTCCGCCCCAGCGGGCGTCGGGCGCCTGCTTCTCCCACCACTCGCCCAGCGGCTGGTGGTCGGAGGACTGCTCAAGGAACTGCCCGTCCTTGAACAGGTTAAGGTCGATGGCGAGGCGCAGCTTGTGGGCGCTGGACGGGTGGCTGTAGGACTTGCGGACGCCCATGTTGCCATGCACGCGGGGGTCGCGGTAGGCGTCGCCGAGGGTGACCTCGTAGCCCATCTTGTACGCCTGGGCGATCAGTTGACCCGCCATGCGGGCGAACCGGGACTGTTTCTTTCGCAGGCTCATTTGTCCACCTTGTGATCCAGCTTGTCGTGAATCCGGGTGAGCATACCCTTGATCTCGTCGATATCCGCACGGTATGTGCTTTGCGTGACGTACATCAGCGGCATCTGACGCACATCTTTGTCCAGCCGCTCCATCGTCTTGTAGATGTTGTTCAGCACCCAGCCACCCATAAACCCGGCGAATGAGACGACGATGTTGAACATGTCTTGTGAATCCATCATTGCCTCAAGTTGTTGCGGTTTTCTTCGCCCATAGCGTTGGACGATTCGATGGGCGATGTAGCTGCCGCAGCGGTAGCTACGCCGGTAGCAAAGCTATTCCACTTGGTGCGGTCGTTAAGCACCGACAAGAACGCATTCTTCTCGACCGTGGGCAAGGCTGCGATAACGGCGTTAAAGTCCTTTCCAGACTGCGCGGACTTGATCAGCGTATCCATAGTTTTTTCGCTGACTCTTTCTTCCAGCGCCGCCGCAACCTCGTTGACTGCCGTGGACGCGCGGGTAAAAAACTTGAGTCTCGGAAACTTTGGCTGACGCTTTGCCAACTCAACCGCAGCGGCTTTTCCTTTTGATGCCTGCTGGATCGCTTTAAGATCCAGGCCCACGGTGTCGGCCAGCTTGGTCAGGAACGGCAGGTCTTTGGCCATCATTTCGCTGATTTTGTACTTGCCAGAGCCAAAGAAATCCTCAACCACATCCGGCGATTCGCCGCGTATGAGGTCAACGATCTTCTGCTTGTCTGCCGCAGACCCGCGCCCGCCGTCGTACCATTTGCGAATCTGATCCGCCAGTTCCATGCCCCGGATCTGAGTCATGCCCTGCTCAAAATTGTTCAGGTACTGAGTCCAGGTCTTGCCGCCCGCTTTAACAATCGCATCGTCCATCAGGGGCTTGATTTCCGCCAGCACACGCGCAGCGAATTTATCCTGCGACTTGGCGTCCATGCCGGGGTTAAGCTCGCGGATGACGCCCGCCACGCCGTTCTTGCGGATGGCGTACAAGGCTTCTGGCGTGATGGTGCCGTTGGCGTTTGTCCAATCCTGGAGCATCTGGCTGACGCGAGTGATTGACTGCGACGCTTCGCGGTTGGTGCCAATTTCCGGGTTCTTTAGCTTGGCTTCCAAGGCCGAAGTCAAGTTGCTGGTCTTGATAGGCTCCAGCCCTCGGTCGCGCACGCTCTGCAACGTGTTCTCCGCAGCCCGCGCGGTGCCGCCCGCACGCAGCGACGCCTCGGCGGCGGTTTCGCCAACTTGACCGGCGCGCGCTGCCAATTCGCCAGGATACGTCCGCGCTACTGGCGGAATAGGCGCCCCCGGCTGACGAGCGCCACCCACGCCCCAACTACGCGCCCATTCTTCCGCAGAAGCAATCTGACGTTCTGCTTTGCGGACAACGCCGACGTTGGCGGCGACTTCATCGCGCGCGTTAGCTGCGATGGTTTCAAGCTTGGGTACGATCTTGTTCGTTTGCCCGGCAGCAGCAAACGCTTCTTCACGCAGCGGCGCGGTGCCAAGGGTCAGCGCGTCCTTTGCTCCCTCGCGCGTCGCTCTTGCAGTGGTTGCCGTTCCGCCACCCGCAATATCTGCCAAGGCGTTTGACAGCTCTTGACCTTCCAGATTGCGAAGGGCGTTTATCGTGTCGTCAGGCGCTTTGGATTCTGCGGCTTTCAGTATAGACTGAAGGATGTCCAACTGACGGGAATCTTGCGCGAAGTCCGTACCCATCTGGGCAACTACCCGACTCGGCAGTGTGCCTTCGGGCGCGGCTGTCATCGCTTGCCGCAGCGAATTGACCTGCTCAGGGGTCATGGTGTTCCGCAGGAGGGTGCCTGCGCGATTCACACCGAGATTCCCTTTGACAGCGTCCACAACAGCGCCCCCAAAACGCGCAGCTCTGCCCGCCAATGACGGCGCGATCAGCGCCAAACCGGTGCCAATACCGGCGGCCATACCGGCGCCCTCACCGCCAAACGGCAGCGTTGCGGCACTGCCCGCAATACCGGCCCCTACACCGCGCCTTACAAGGTCCGCAATCTTAGATGCGCCGGGAGCTACCCCAGACTTGAAACCGCCCGACTCAACAGCGGTGGCCAACGGGCCTAACACGGTACGAGCAACGGGCAACGCGCGAAGCCCCACACCCACCAACCCTGGCGCGGCAAGCGCAGCGGTGTACTGCGGGATCTGTTTTGCCATTGCCAGCCGTTCTTCCGGTGTTCCGGCTTCGGCTACTATCTCACGAAAGCCCGTAGCCCGATCTCCAGGCAGCGTGAGCTTGGGCGGTGGGGCGGGGGCGGGGGTTGAAACCTGTGCAGGCCGCAGCGTAGACGCGATCTCGTCGATCTCATCATCCGACAGCGGCTTCTCCGTGCGAACGCGCTTGCCTTCAATGGTGTACACCGGCACGGGTTCAGTCCTCTACCGTGTACGACGTACCGCTGGCCGTCTGCCGCGAAGCGCCAGCCGGTGCAGGCGTTGTTCCGCTTGCTGCTGCGGCACGGCGGTTTGAGGCTTCTTGAATAACAGACCGAAATTCACGCGCGGCGCTAATAAACTCTTTTTCGCTAGTAGCAAGCTGCATGCGTGTGATGGCCGAAGTTGCTTTGGCGCCTTCAATTTCCGTGATCTGACCCGTGCCCTTGAGCGTTTCGTAGGCTTGCAAGAACGCGCTACCGGTGACCTGATCGTAGCGAGATTGAAACCCCGCCGCGTCGGTACCGGGAATAAATCGCTGCCCCAAACCGAAACCAACTGCGCCTTGAAACCCAGGGTGCGGCGCAGCGCCTTTGATTAACTTCCCGTCTTTGTCGCGCTGGCCAATCATTTCGTCAATTAACCGAACAGCTTCGTTAGCTTTCGCGATTGCGTCCGGCAGATCCAAGCGAGCCTTGGCGAGCCGTTCGCCTTCGTACTTGCCGGCAGCCTTCATCTGCTCGACCTTGGCAAGCGTTTCCGGCGACTCACGTTTCAGCTTGTCAAGTTCCTGTTGGTTCTTGATGCCAAACTGCCGTATTTCTTCGTTAAATTTGCGTTCCTGCAACGATTGCCCACGCTGCGACACGGCAAGGTTTCCGGCAGAAATGTCAAGCTGCTCGCGCTGAATAGCGGAAGTTTCCTGTTTGGCCGCGCGCTCCGCGCGCTCGGCAGGAGTCAGCAGCGAATCCTCGATCGTGTTAATCGCTTCTTCGCCAGGGTATTCTTCGGGGATCCCGGTCAGATCCAGACCCATGCCTTCCGCAATCTGACGGGCGGTCTGGTAAGTCTGCGGATTCCGCGCCACGCTGAGAATGCCAAACATCGCTTGGCGCTGTTTCATCGTCCGGTCTTGCGATTCTCCGGCGGCTTTAGCTTGCGACGTTTCGTATTCCCCCAACTTAATACCAGGCCCAAATAACCCGGCCTGCATCAGTTCCCGCGAACCGCCGCCGCCGGCAAGCGTGCGGCGAAGCAGTTCATTTTGCTGCGATTCCGCTGCCGCAGATTCTTCTTCTTGCTGCGCGGCACGCTGCTGCATCGCCATCTGCTGCTGACGCATCGCCATTTCCTGCTGCTGGGCAAGCTGGTTCTGGCGCGACTCACGCCCCGCCAAGTAGTTGCTCGCTACGTTGACGGGCTGTAACTCAGTGGCTCCGATAACTGCCATACGTCACCCTACCATCGGGCCAGTGTTGGGCCGGTAATTCAACGCCATCATGTTCTTTCCAAAGGTAGGAGACGCCGTCGCCCCGTATCCCAACGCCGCTTGTCCAAGCGCCTGGCTCCATGCGTTAGCTGACCCAAGGTAACCCGACGCTCTGGCCTGTCCAGCCTGCATAAAGGCGTTACCGGCGTTGCTGGCGTAGTCCGCTCCCGCAGCGCCAACCTGCTGCGCGGAAGTTTGCGCCAGCCCAG